ACCAAAGTCGCGCCTGGCCAAATAATGCCAGTACCAGTTGTCGTCCTCGGTATACTCCTTCGACAGAAGCCCACCCCAGAAGGCGAACTTCGAGGCGTCGCGCCCTATCACCCAGAGCTCGTTGCCAGGGAAGAACGGAGTGTCGGTGTCGTCCCTGTAGTTCTTGAGGGCGATGATCTTCGCACCCCGGTAGGTCCCAAGAACACCACGCCGAAGCAGGTCCTCGTTGGTCTCCGGCAAGAAGCCGCCGAAGCCCTGCGAGCCCGTGCTCACGCCGCTGCCCTGGATGGCGTCAAGGATCTGGTCGGTCTGAAGCGACCGGCCGACGATGACGACTTCCTGGTCCCGAGACTCGTCACGAACCTGGCGGATAGCCGTGTTCAGAACGCTCAGCGAGACGCCAGCAGTGGAGATGTAGTACGGGGAGCTAGACGGCACCGCTGCCTGAAGCAGGCTGAACATCCGCAGGTTGACTTCGGCGTCGAGGCGCTGGATGCCCAGCTCAACGAGGGTCGCCTGAGTCTCAGCGAAGTTCGTACGGAGCTTATCCTCGAACTCGTAGACGTGGAAGCCGATGGTGTCACGAGGGATCTCCAACACCTCGGCCCGCACGTTGCTGGCCTCGATGTACCCACCGCGGGCAACCCAGAAGGCCCGAAGACCCTTGACTTCCTTCAAGAACACTCGGGCGTTGAAGTCCGCGTTCTCGACCTGCGTCATGTACATGAGCAGGTTCTCGTGCTCGAAGCCGAGGTAGATGGTCTCAGTAAGCTCCTGAGCCATCTCACGCCGCCAAGCGGGATCATCCCAGTTCTCGGCGGCAATCTCGTTGACGCGCTTGGTCTTCTCCTGGAGAGCACGACGCTCTTCCGTGGTGCGACCATACCCGTCAATCAGAATGCTATTACCCATGGTATGTGCCCCCTTTCCTTAGAAGAGCATCTCGGCTTCGACCTCAAGCCGAGTCGTGTCGATTCCAGTAATGACCATCCACGCACCTTCAGCGGTGGCCGTGGAGGTCCAGTAACCATCCACGTCGTCGCCGAGGCCGGGGATCAGGTAGTCACCGACGGTGACGGTGGCAGTTGCGCCGAAACCGTTGACCATGGTGCGACCCGGATAAGGACGGATGCCCAAGAAGCTGGCAGCCACGGTGTTGCGGAACACGACCTTGATGGTCGGGTCACCAGACAGCACCTGAACCGGGGCGCCCAGCGGGGCGTATCCCAGATCGGAGTAGGTCGTGAGGTACGGGTCGTTACCAGCGAAAGCAGCCGGTCCGTACTCGTACACCATGATCCCGGCGAGACCGTAGGAGACGGAGTTCTCACCGTTGGTCCCAACGAGCGTGCCCGAAGGGGCCAGCTTCACGTACTGACGGTGCTGAGCATCCTGGCCGGCGACGAGGTCAGCAACGACCGGGGCGCCGATGGGAAGCAGACCGGCAGGCTGGCTACCGAATGAGGAAGTCCCGCCTCCCGCACCAGAACCACTCAGGGCAGTGGTCGGAGCGACATACCGACCCTTGCGCGCAGCGGAACGGGGCGGAACTCGGAACTCAAAGTTATTGCCGTACGATGCCATCTACCCTCCTTAAAGGGTCCGGGGGTCGAGGGACTTGCCATACAGCGATGCGTGCATGGCTTCCCGAATCAGACCCTTGTCAGTGTTTTCGGCGGAAGGCTCACGAGAAGCCGTCAGCGCCGTCTTGGTGGGGATACGGTCCCCGGCCGGCTTTGCGCTCAGCGCCGCCCATTCCCCGAGGCGAGCCTCGAAGTCCTCGTCGCTCATAGCGGCGAAACGGTCAGCGTTAGCGTCCACGTAGTCATCAGGGAAAGAAGCGACTTCCTTGACCTGAGCGACTCGCGCCTCGCGGCGGGACGCAATCTCAGCCTCGCGGGCTTCAGCGGCGGCAAGTTCCTCCAGCTCGGCCTTAAACGATTCCAGCTCGCTCTCGGCATTCGCCTTCTCCAGAACAGCCGCATCCAACTGCGCCCGCAGTTCCTCCACCTCGGCAGCCGCTGCCTCTTGGACAGCAGCAATACGTGCTTCGATCTCGGACTCCTGGGCCGCGGTTTGCAGCGCCGCTACCTGAGCCGACAATTCAGCGACGGCATGTTCGACAGCCGCCTGCACGTCCTCTTCGGTGTAGGTAGACAATTGGGTCCCTCCTTTCGAGGGTGATTCGGGTTGACACAACTCGCAAGTTTCATGTTCCAAACCGTCTGGCTTGCTGGCCAGAAGCCGGTCATGCAACTGCTTTCTCGTCATATTGAGAGTTTCGGCATTCGTGTTGAAATGACTTAATTTCCTACGGGCAAAGCGAGCTAATCGCCCGCGCCAAGGCCAGAAATGCGGTTCAGCATTACGGGCGAAGCCCCAAGGGCCTTGGCCCTCTTGGCAATCCACGCCTTAACCGAGGCACGCTCGGAGGGGTTCGCACGACCAAAGGCCTGCATGGCGTTGCGAAGATCGACCATGTTGCGAATGGGATAAGACCCATCAGGACGAGCAAGCCCCTTCTTGGCCAGATCCTTGCGCTCTTCATCCGAGAACGTCGCCGCGATTTCGAGCTCGGCGTGCATCGCCATCATCATTTGCCAGTCCGCCGGAACCATCTCCGGGCAACCGAGAGCCTGAGCTCGCTTGGCGATGTGGCGCTTGACCTCGGTGTAAATCGGCTTGTTCTTGCGCGGGTTCGTGTTGTCGGCGTTCTTGACCTTGCCGATAGCGCTCTGAAGGTCGCCCTTGTTGGCGATGAAGAAAGACCCGTCAGGAAGCTGGAGGTTGTCCGGGACATCCCAGTCCAGGTCCTCGTCAGCGTCGAGCTGAGCGATCGAACTCCGAGGGGCCTTGTTCAGCGTGTCGAACTTGGTCGGTCCATCCGGGGGGCGGTTCGGGTCCGGCGTACCGGGGGCCTTGGCTGCAACTTTCTTGGTCGCCGCTTGCGAAGGGCCAGTTGACCAGCCAGTCGCCGTGTCGTCGCCATAGTTGACGCCGGTCCGCTTAGGAACGTCGGCAGAGCCAGCAGACCACCCGGTAGAGGTGTCGTCGCCGTAGTCCACTCCGCCACTGGCGAAAGAGCCGGTCGGAGTGCCCGTAGGCTGGGGTGTCCCGACCTTGGCGCTCCAGGTGTCAACTTCCTTGGAGGCTGGGGGAGTAACGCCACTCGCAGGGGGGGTGGGTCCGTCGTCGGGGATCTCCATGAGATTGACGTTCTTGGTGTACTGGGGATTTCCGATGCGAGGAACGAAGCCACCACCAGCGGGGATCTCCGTCAGGACGTCCTTAGCCGGCTTGATGCCTTTCTTCTTCATGAGCATCTTCAAGAAGGCTTCGGGCATCTTTTTCTTGCCCTTGGCATCCATCTCGGGATCTTCCTCGGGCATGTCCTCAGAAGCCAGGACGACTTCCATCGCCGTCAGCCATTCAGTCTCAGTGAGAGTCTTCTCAGTCACAATTCTCCTTAAGCCTTAAGGAACCAGGCGGTAATGTTCTCCCAGGATTTCGAGTCCAAATAAGGCGCGGCGGCAGAAACCTGTTCATATACCTTTTCGGCTTCATCGAGGTCCGATTCAAGAAGCTGGGAGAGCTCCTTGACTTCGGCGTTCTTCCAGCCTGGCTTTACGGGCGGGATAATCAATGCCCCGCCAGTGAAAACAGGCTTGTTCAGTGTCTTGCGAGAGGCGTGCTCGTTGAGGTGCTTGCAGTAGGTGGGGGACTGACGGCCGGCGTACTCGTACGTCTCGCCACAACCCTCGAAACCACCCTTACCACGGCACGTGATCGTTTCTGGCACGGCTTCCATGGATAAAAAGAGCTGCCCCTCCTTGTGTGCCATCTCAACAGAAGGCCAGAGGGCGTCTTCGTAGTAGTGCCAGAAGCAGGCGAGCGCCTCGACAATCGGAGGGATAGCAGCGGCCTCGTCGGCATTTTCCCCGTTTGGCCAGACGAACTCAGCCGCTGTAAAAGTTCCAACCCGGCGATTAGCTTGATGCACCAAGTTGAGCGGTCGGTGAGGAATGCCGTGGATCGAGTCCTTCAGGTCCTCATAAGGGAAACTGTGCCCATTGGAGTTGTACGTCGGATTCTCGGGAGTCGCCGCCTGAACGAAGTTCCCGAGAATCCAACGGACGTCAGGGGCCTTGCGAACATGAGGTTGCGCCCATGCAATCTCACGATCCTCTTCAACGACAGCCGCAGTGAACCCAGCGTGAAAAGAATTGGCCCGTTCTACAATGATTCCCACATGGTTGTATCGGCAACCACGATGAGCTAATTGCGTTAAGCGGCTTTCTTCACCTGAGCAGCCGGCGACTTCTTAACCGGCGTAGCCTTTGCCGCTCGATTCTGGGGGCTCACGGGCGCCTTCGGGGCAGGCTTCGGAGCTAGGCCAGCTCCTCGGCCGATGTTGCCGTTGCCGCCCTTTCCGTGGTTGCCACCTAGAGCTCGACCAGCTCGCTTGGGGTCGTTCGGAGCTCCAGGCCCAGGCGCAGGGGTTTTCGTGACCGGCGGCTTCACCGCTGTAGGAGCACCAGCCCCGCCGGGGGTCACGGGCTCGGGCAGGGCAAAGATCGAGTCGTACTTCGCCTTCTCAGCCTTCCGTCGCTGTGCCTCATCAGCCTCGTCGTAGTCCACCTCAGACAGAATCGACTGGCGAGAAAGGTCACCACGGTCCCGCAGGTCGAGGAGGAATGTAGAACGCGACGGGTCGAAGTCAAGGGAGATCGTCTTCGGATGGAACACCATCGCAGGCTTCGACTTCAGAGCGTCATTGAACTCGAACGTTGGCATCAGGATGTTCCGTACGAACGCGTCCCGCTGTGTGGAGCGCCGAGCTTCGAGGCCCCGAGACACAACTTTGGTGAGCTTCACCGAATCGTCGCGGATAGCGCTCACGAACATCGACCACATGCGTCGCGAAATGCGCATGTCCAAACCCTCATAGCGGGAGGATTCGAGCGTGCTGTCGGTCTTGGGGGTGATGATCTCGATGCTCAGGCGATGGTCACCCACAAGCACGGGCATGTTTGAGATGTTGCGGGCCATCTCCTGAAGAGCGCCAATCTCGAAGGGCTTCGCCGGGAGGTCGTCTGTTCCCTTCTTGATGAGAAGGATGTAGTGAGCGGCGCCAATGAGGTTCGTTCGGTCCAGTTGCCGGAGCTGGTTCTTCAGGTCGAGAAGCTCGAACACTGACTCCATGCGGATCTCAGGGAACCGCTTCCACCCGGACTTGGTAACCGTCACGCGCCAGACGTACTTGGGGTTCATGATGTAGAGGCGGTTCGGGTCTACCCCGAGGTTCCCGATCTCCTTGCGGTCACGGAAGTCAGGTTCGTACTTGCCGATGATGAGGCGCTGAATGATCTCGTCGGCCCCCGAAGCGTCATCGCCGAGCAGCCAAGAGTCAATGACGTCGCGCTCGGTGGGATCTGCGTAGTAGGTGAGAGTCTCCTGGTTGAAGAGGTAGTTGCCCATGGGGATGACCTTAAAAGGGTCAAGTGTTGTGATACCCAGCGGCACCGTCAGGTCGTTGAAGGTTTTCTTTCGCGTGGTACCAGCATCCGACTTCCCGCTCACCTTGTAAGACTTCTTCCCGAACCACGTCGCCACGTAGGACTGCGAGTAGATGCTGAGTTCCCGCCAAATTTCCCGCATGCGGCTGTCGAGGTCGATGTCTGCGGCGATCTGGCTCCAGATGTCCTGCTCATCCTCGTCATCGCATTCGATAGCGATGCGGGAGAACGCAAGGGCTTCAGAGGAATCGAGAGAAGCAGCTACCACGTCATCGTGCTGGGCGATTTCCGCCGTACGCATCTTGTCGAAGACGTTCTCGGGGCTGACGTACTTGTCCCTGTCAAACATGCTTCCGCGACGACGACGACCACTGCCGCCCTGCGTCATGCGGCTCCAGCGAACGATCTCGGCGTACTCCCGGTCACTGATGATGCTGGAAAGCCCAGGGTTCTGTGCTCTCGCAGCGTCGAGCACCTCAACGACGTTGAGCGTGTTGTCCCCAGTGTCGTTAACGACGGCAAGCTCAGGCGATGCGTAGATGGCGTTCTCCTGCTTGGCCTTAGCCATGGATTTCCTTCACGAGTTTGTGTACTGCTTCAGTGAGCTCAGTGTTACGGCGGAGCTCCAGGACTTGGTTTTCGTAGTCGTGGTCGGCTTTTGCTTCAGCAAGCTGCCCCTGGTGGTTCTGACCAATCATGACGAAAGTGGAAAGGAAGATCGCTTCAAGGGAAACAACAAGCGTCAGGAGCTG